TGGGGTAGATACCGGTCAGGGCCGACGGTAATCCGCCCTGGGTCAGGAGGCCTCGTTTCATCAAGGCCTGGTTCATCTTACGGATCTCATCCACTTCCTCCAGGGTCTTCATCTGGTTGACGGGGTTAGGATCGAAGAGACGTTTCCCTCCGGCCTCTGCCTCCCTGGTCAACTGTTTCCGGGCCAGGTCTCCAAGGCCCATGTTCATCATCTCCTGGCGGACCGCCCCGACGGCGGATCTCTCTCCGGATCCGATCTGACTCAGCATCCCGGAGGGGGCAAATCTCTGCTCGGTTTCCCGGACCGAGGTCGGGGATCCCTGGAAGATTTTGTTGTACGTCGCCCCGGTGTCGGTCTCCAGCCTCATCTTGGTCATGAAGTCTGAGACGGACGTGCCGTCTGGGAATAAGGCCCCGAGGATCTTCTCGAATCGTTCGTTGATAAATCTTCCGGTGTCCGGGATCGAGTACCCTTCCTGGGTGACCCGTTTCCCTTCGATCTTCCCAAGGAACCCGGAGACCATGCCCAGCTTGACCGCCTCCTTCTCGGCGTCCGACATTTGTCTGAACTCGAAGATCACGTCGTCTGCACTGAGGGAGTCGGATTTTCCTAGCTTGAGGCCTTTCTCAAAGGCACGGTCATAATCCATCTCATCGTGCCAGAAGGAACGTGCCTCGGCATAGGGAGAGATACCGGCGGGGTTGGTCGCCCGTAGTTGGCCGTCCACATCATCGAGGAGGGTCTGACGGATGTCGGTGATCTGACGGATCTCATTGTCGGCCAGGTTTCCGGATCTCTGACCGGACTGGCCTATGTTCTTGATCCCACGCTGGAGGTAGTCCAACTGTTCAACGGTCATCCTTTCCATCTCCAGGAGATTATCCGGAAGGACCTTCCCGTCGTTGGAGGCGTTGTTTTTTGCCCTCTTGAAAGCGTCCTGCATGATGGGCCTCTGGAATAGTTCCCTCATGTTCGGGGTTATATCGATGTATTGGGGGCCGACCAGGGTCTGGTTCCCCATGTCGTCGGTCACATACTTGGTGTAGGCCTGGTCATAGTAAGCCGGGGCCTCCCTCGATCTTTTATTCTTTAACTGCTTGAGGTACTCCAGGGGGCTAACCCTGACGCCCATGAGGTCCTGGATTAGGTCGCCAACCCTTGTGCCCATCCCGGGCCCTTGAAATAGCTTGGGGGCCCCTGGGGGGTCTATGGGGTTACCTCGACCCGTGATTCTCTGTTCAAGGAATTGCTGGCCTTCTGACGCCGTCCTGGAGGGGGTCTGGCTCATCCTCCCGGCGAGGGCCCTAGTCTGGGGTCCGGTCATCGTCTTGTCGGCCAGGGTCATGACGTTGTCCATACCCAGTTCACCGACTCGGTCGATCCGCTGACGGATCGGATCCGTGGACGGGCCGACGTCCCTTTCCAGGCGTTCTGATATCTCTGAGAGGGCGGACCGTTCAGGCCCTGACTTGTCCCCTATGGACCCGGAAGGATCACGGGGGTTCCCTTCTCCGCCTCCTGGGGAAAGTTTGCTTTTTACTCCCCTTTTAACCCTACTCCCGACACTCCCTATAGCGTCACCAACCGGCCCAAGGACCGTGGACATGGCGGTCGGGATGGTTACTGAGGGGTCACTCATAATCGGAGGGAAAGTCGCATTTTTGACTTCCTCCTGGTCGAGGATCGGTTCCTCATAAACGCCCCGGTCTCTCAGTGCTTTTGTGGAAACAATAGACGCCGGGTATGCGGTCAACGGCCCTGCGACAAATCCCGACCTGGCGATGTTCCGGACCGGCTGGCCTGATTTTAATTGTAATGCTTTTGGAAGTAAACCGAGCCCGGATAGTATTTTCAGTTCTGTATATCCAGATATGAATCCGCCGGTGATGTTCGAGATGACGGCGGTGGCCGGGTTGTCTTCTGTAAACTGGCTCATCTCGCCCTGGATCCGTCCCAGTACCTCGTCATAGTCGGTCCCTTCCATTCTTGATTCTATGGAGGCGACCATCTTTGGGTACTGTTCGTAGGAAATCCCTGAAAAAACTTCCCGGATCACACCCCTGACAAACTTGGATATCTCGACGTCTCCTTCGCCAATCCTTAGCTCAGTTTTAACTTTTTCTTTTGCCTCGGCGGTTCCTGGTTTTAATGATTTTTCTTCTACTTTCTGGATCTGCTTTCCGGCGGACTTAATCTTCCGGTCCGTCCCCTTGACGATCTGACGGATCTTTTTCAACCCTCCTTCAAAACCTTTCTTTTTCAGGCGTCCGGCTATTACCTCGTCCGAGTGGCCTTTGGACTTCGCCAGGTTGTAATATTTATAGACGGTTGAATTATCCATTAGTTCAATATCGATTCGAGTTCTTCGTCGTCTTCAATACTCCCAGGAGGTGACTTCGAGGTAACGGCGGACTTGATCTTTTCCACTAATTTTTCCCCGGCCGAGGCCTGGGGAGTGCTTTTCTTAATTGGGTTGTTTGTTTTTTTATTGTTCCCTCCGCCAACGTCGGGGAGAAGACTGATGGCCGTGCGGACCTTGTCTGCGACCGTCTTGGTGTCGTAATTCTCATGGACAATACCGAGGGCCCCGTCCTGGATGTCTTTGTCAATTTTAAGTTTACCGGCCTGGGACCTGGCCTTAGTCACCGCACGTTGATAATTATTAAGCTCAGTATTAATTTTTCGTTCTGCGAAGTTGATGATCGCATTTCTTTGCGGTTTGGAAAATGGGGCCCCGGAATTGACTTTGTTAATCCAGGCGACCATTTGATCTCCAAGGGATCCCGTGTTTCGGATCGTCAACTGTTCCCCTTCCCTCACAACGGAGGTCGGGTCAAGCATCTTGGCGATGTAAAAGATTAAGGCTAAATCGTCAAAGGACTCACCGGCCCCGACCGCCGTGGCGATGCTATCAAACTGGACGACCATGCTATCGATCCGCTGGTTCGGCTTTTTTAAAGTTGCATTGACCAGGTCGATTTTCTGTTTTTGGGTTAAGGCCCCTTCAACTTTGACCGGCAACTTCCCATGGTCGTGGACCATTTTCCCGGATTTTTTATCAAAGTAACCCGTCTGTTCATAAAGTTTCCCGTCCTCGCCTTTTACAATTTTTGTCCGAAAATCTAAATTATCGGGGTCATCTTTTGCGACGGGTTTTCGGACGACGGAGGCCTCTCCGTCTTTGACTTTAAGGACATCCCCTTCGCCCATGTTCCCGGAAAAAGATTCAAACTGGGCTGGGAGGCTACTTTTTGTGTAGTAATTAAACTGGGACTCATCCTTTACCTCTTTTGCTTTTTCCTTTGGGGTCCTCTGCCAATTGCCGTCGCCCATGTGGACCAGCATATCTGATGAACCCTCGATCTTTTTGGTCGCCCCAATCTCCTGGAATGGGGCCATGTCCCCGGGCTTGACATCCTTTGTTTTATCTGAGCCTGTCCCGTCCTTCTTTAACTGATCCAGGGTCTTAAATTCTGTCTTCCCATAGTCGGTGACGATGTTGTATCCAATGACCTCACCGTCAGCGTACACGGGTTGTGTGGAACCAGGCTCACCGACATAATCTGCGGAACCAATAACTCCGGCCGATAAACTTTCCGGTTTCATGTCCAGCTTTTCTGTCTTAGCCTTTTTAACTTCCTGAAAAGCGTTCCCGCCTTTATGGACGAGGACAGAATCTGTACCTGGGAGTTCAACCTGGTGTCCGATCTCTGGGAAAGGTCCCATATCTTCGGCCTTCGTTTTAGACTTTGTCTGACCTTCTTTTTTTGCCTCGATAAATTTTGTTTTCCCAGGCTCGGTGACAATATTGTATCCCAGGATATCCCCCGCCTGATCGTAAACGGGACTACTTGACCCCATTTCACCAACATAGCTGGGAGAGGCGATACTTGAGGCTGGGATCTTTTCTTTTTTTTGTGCGTCGAAGGATTTTAACGGTTGTAAATTTTTATCTAAATAGCGAAGAGAGCCGTCCTTTTTTCTTTCAATCCTGAACAACCCAGGGGTCTGGGCTGAGTCCTCCAGGGTCGGTTCGAGGTACTCGACCTGGTTACCTGGATCCTTCTGGGCCTTGACCATCGCATTGTTCAGGGTGGCGACGACACTGGAAGGCTTAACGGAGGCCATCAACTCAGCACTCCGGAGGATCCCCTCATCGACCCCCATGGCTTGGGCCTGGGCAATCAGATCCGGGATCCGTTCCTCCAGTTCCCCTTTCAACGCCCGTTCCTCTCGGAGGGCGTTCAGCTTCTCCTCCATGGTCAGGGCCTGGTTGTAGTTCTGGAGGCCTTGCTGGAGTCCCATGCCGAGGGCCTGGGTCCCGCCACCAGGAAACCTGGACGGGGCGTTATTCGCTAAAATCCCGGCCCCTAAACCGAGTAGGCCTTGATAGAATGCTCGTTGTCTTGGGTCCATCTCTGCCATGGTGTCCTTAATTAAAAAATCCTCCGGATCCGAGCCCGCCCACTACACCGGCCCCTAACCCGAGGAGGTCGGCAAGGTCGTCCTTGTACATTGTCTGGTTTGTGGTCCCGGTCGAGGTCTTGCCGTAAGGTCCGCCTAGAAGGCCCTGGACGGCCCCCAATCTCATCATCGGGTCGCCTTGTTCTCTCATAAACTCCTGGTACGCAAAGTCCAGGTCTTGTTGGTTCTGGCCTTGTTGTTGGTTTCCGATCCCCATCAGGTCCCGGGTGTCGCCTCTCCGGGCGTTCCGGTATCGGTCCATGATGTTGGCGACGTTCGCAGACCCTTTCAGATTCCGGTCCGTCGTCGAAAGGTCGAGCCCGGCTTGCTTAAATCCGTACTGGTCCCCCCGGCCTATATCCCTTTCCATCATGCCCTGGGCCTGGCTGAATCCCTTGTTCAGGAGGTTTGCCTGGAGGGCCCCTATGTTCTTTGCCCCTTCGGCCCGTGCCACGCCTCTTTCCAGGAACTCTCCTTCATTCCGTCCTGCCGGTGATAGTTTAGTGGCGTCGGAGGTGATCTGGTTCAGTTGCCTGGTCAGGTCATCCTGGGCCCCCTGGACGGCCGGGTTGATCACGTTCTGGGTGTACGGGTTCATGTACCGGCTAGGGTCACCCATGTTGAGGAATGACTGGTACTGGAGTTCTGGGGATCCCATACTGGCGACCTTCTGGGAGGCGTCTATGGCCCCTTGGTAGGAACCGGATCCGAAATTCTGACCTCTCCGAATATTCGCCATGGCCTGGTTTTGGTCCATGTTGAACCCGGCAAATCTATCAAGCGGGTTTCCCGCCTGGTCGGTGTAACCCTGGAAACTCTGGTCCAGGATATTATCCCGCCCGTAGTCGAACAGATCCCCTCGAAAATCCATCATTCCCGGATCAATAGCCGAGGTCTGGGTCTGGGTTGTGGGGTTACTTATTTTTCTTTCAAATAATCCAAACATGGTAATTCCTTTAGGCGTCTGGGTTGCCCGATGTTACGGGGATCCCGTTTATGGTCGTCACTTCGGTTGCTGATAGAGTCCCGGCGTCAGAGACGTCGAGTTTGAAATACTTAGGTGTCGTCCCGGAAGATTTTAATATGAGGGCCCCCGGCTCGATGATGTTGTCTCGGTCTGATCGGAGGTTAACCCTCTCCGCCTCGTTGACCGTGGACGCCAACGTGAAGAAGTACTCCTGGTCATAGAAACTAGGGGGGTTCGGTAAACTGCTCATCTTGTCCCTCCTGGGGACCCCTCGATCCTGGTCTCCCCTACACGCCAGTCGGTGTCAAACGGCCCTTCAACCCGGAGTTGAATTTGACGTCCACTGAACCGGGTATCGACGTACCCGTCATTGTCCAACGGAAACGGGCCTCTCATAGTCCCCTCCGTGTCGGGATTGTCGGCGGTCTTAAATTTAAGCCGGACGGAGTTGTCTCCCGCCTCGGTGTCGGTGATTATCTGGCGGACCTTCATCCGGTTCTGGCCGGACTGGATCTCGATAGCCCCTGTCTCTGCGAATACCGGGTGGAGTTCATCGGCGATCCCGGAATAGTCAGTGGTCTTGACTGACCGTACCAAAGGTCTGTTTGATATGGATACCTGGTCGTCTGTAGTGGGGGGTGTTACCCCGACGGACCTGGATAATCCTATGTCCGGGTCTAGGCCTAGCTCATGCTTGTAAAGATAGCCATCTGTCCCGGAGGCGACCGGGCTATCCAGGGTCCCGGAGGCTTGCCAGGCGGATCTCTTTAGATCGCCCGTAATCCAATGATTCTCCCGGTATGAATAGGCAAGGTATCTTGTCGGTGTATCGTCTCCTGACTTTGGATAAAACCACCATAACTCGCCAAAATCAGGATTGTCCCCGCCGTAGATCAGGCCCTCGATGTCCAGGTTAATGTCACTAAACACATAGTCGGCCACGTCACACTGTAATTCTTTGATGTATCCGCCCGTGTATGACCACATCCGACCCCTGGAGATCCACCCCAGGAAGTCACCGGATCCGGCTATCGAGTTGGGCCCCGCCGGGCCGATGCCCTCGGCGATCCGCACGGCCGAGTAGACGTAGGGAGGGCCGATATAGTCCAACCGGAAGACGTCCGTCGTTGTGAATATCAGGACCCCGTATCGAGTCTTTCGGGCCCCTACGATTTCGCCGGTCGTCTGGAGTTCAATCGCCCGTGCCGTGTTCGTTGTCGTGGGCGTCCAGTCAGCGGAAGAAAACCCTCCATCCTGTGTGGCGAACCTTATTTTCCGGACGTTACCCGCCGGGGCTAAGACCATGACGTGCCTCTCCGGTGTGACTATCACCCCCCGGAGGTTTGTCAGTTGTGATGCTGAGTCTGTTATCTGGACGGCGACCGTGTTTAACCCGTTGGCCTGGTTCCACCGGTAAAACTTTCCGTCTCCGGTATGGACCCCGACCAGGTCGTCCCCCTTATTGTCCAGGGACCAAACCGGGGCGAAGATGTCATCAGGGTTAGGGAATCGAGGGGTCCCGTAATAGTCATCCCCGTAATTTAATGCCCCAAACCCTAAACCGGATATCTGGAAGTCAGGCTTGCCGAAAGTCAGAGTCACATTCGAGGCCGTGGCCGTCGCCGAGTTTGAGATTGTGAAAGTCGTCGAGTTGATGATCTCCTTCACGGTGGATCCGGTAGGCACACCGGCCCCCGATACCGCCATCCCTGGCCTGATACTGGTTGTCGAGTCCATGGTGATAGATATGGACCCGCTTGTGGTATCGCAAGTGTTATCTGTCACCAGGAAACCTGACGGAGTGACGTTGTAAATATCCGGGAGTGTGTCGTTGTCGTTATCTTCGACCCCTTCCCAAATCCTTAGAGAGTTGACTGAGCCTACGGCTAGGTACTGTATCCCTTCCTCACTCCTCCAGGAGTGAAGACCTCTGACTGGGTCCGGGGTCGCCCCGTCTGGCTTTAGGACCTGGGTATTGGATAGCCGGGTCCATCCCCCTATAGGCCGGAGACGGCCCTCAGAGAACCGGACCAGGTTCCCGGTACGCCACCGGTTCTTCGCCTGGTACGCCGTACCATTCCGGAAAAACCCAGGGGGTATTGCTAGGGGAATCAGGGCCATTATTTTAATCCAGGGATGTAAACAGTTTTCCCGTCCTGTTTCACGGCCCGGAGGATCTGTTTCCGGTTCTCCCGCTTACATCGTTTATTGGAAATATGGATCCAGCCTTGGAATAAATCTTTACCCTCGGGGTCCTCGAACTCTAAAATTAATTGATCCCAGGAAAGCGTGGTGGACACGATCCACTCGGCGACCGCCCGGTTCCCGGGGCTCTTGAAACACTCGAAATCAAAGGCCTCACCGAAACAATGCTGACTCTTATTGGATGATTTTAAAGCCTCCGACAAATCAGGATGTCGGAAACCGCTGGAAATAGAGACCGGGCCGAAGTTGTTGCGGATTGGTTCCATGACCGTCTGGGCCAAGGCGACCAGGTTTGGGATCGCCTCCGGCACGTCTGAGGCCTTGTTCTCGATCCCCATCCTCAACGCCGTCTGGCTCTTCTCCGCCTCCCTGAGTGTCACATGGTCGGATAGGAACATTCATCACCCCAGGAATTCTTTGACGGATTTGAACGAGTTCTCGGGCATCGCCTCGACGACTAGGTCCATCGCCTTTTTCTGGGAGTCGTTCATGTTCTCTTCAATAAACTCCTCGACCTCCTCCTTCACGACGGAACAGGCGGGGTCCAGGATAAACTTTTGTGCTAACGATAACAGTATTGATTCAAGTCCCATATTCGGTCTCTTTTTGGGGTTCAGGTTTGGGTTCTGGCTTATGAGGTTTTTCCTCCATAAGGTCGCTATCTCCGTTAAAATAGAACGTCGAAATTCCCGAAATCACGGAAATAAAGCTACCGATGAGAATATTGAGCAAATCACGACTAGATTGAGCCATCTCTGTTTCGGCGACCAGCATCATGTGGACGATGTACAGAAAAATTGCGAATGCACTGATGGAAATGACCAGGCGTCCGTAAAAACGGGCGACCGTGATCCGTTCATTGACTGTCATTTTCTTGGGAGGTGTAGGGTCCCCCTTCTTCGTCGTCTTTTCGATTATCTCTTCCACTACTGTCCTCCTCGGATCTCTTCAAGTGTCGGTTCGTCGTCTTCGTCTTCTTCAATCTCGTCGGGGTCGTCCTGGTCCCCGTATATCCTCGACTCTGTCCAGTCGGGTTTCAGCCAATCCAAAAATCTTTGGATCACTTCCATTTGTCACCGTCCTTTCGATAAGATTAGTTCCCGGATAACCTGGGAGTTCTGGTCCACTGACTGTTTCAGTTGTTCCACGGCGATCTTGATACTGAGGAGGGCGTCTGAACTCTTCTCGACCATCTCGATGATCTTGGAGTCCTTCTCCTCCTCCCGTATGGCGTAGGCCTCCCGTTCCTTCCTCGCCCAGTCAAACTGATATTTGCAGAACCACAAGAGGATCCCCGCCAAACAGACCGGGACCCCGAAACTGTTAAGGAGATCGACAATCGTGTTTACATCCATAAGGGGCTCTGGGGATGAGGTTGTCGGATAATTGTAATAAAGTTGATCAGCCGGGTTGGGGAAGTGGTGATCCATTACTCAGGCTTTGGATATTTATCTTTTACGCTTTTTATGCGAGCTTTCCACCCATCCATATCATGGTAAATCATGTCTAATTGTTCACCTATTCCGATGATATTATATTCTTCTAGTCTTTTCCTTTGGTACTCATTATCCGCAAACTGTTTTTCAAGCTCTTTTTTCTTTGCTAATACATCATCAAAAGTAAACGACAATGTTGATCCATCTGTAAGTCTTACCCCTGACAAATCAGATTCACATTTACCAGAAGTGTAAAGTCCAGAATTAGGATGATGAACTTTTGCAAGTTCTCTGATTGCTTCTATATAAGTAATCATTTGTATTCAATCCATGTCATAGTTGTTTCTCTTACTGTTCCATCACCATAAACGTACCAACTATTACCTACTTGAGAGCCTGAATTTCCTAATTTACAGTTACAAGTAATCGTGCCTGTGCCTGTGGTTGTAATTAGTGGCCCTATTATTGTTGTAGAAAAAACAGTCTCATCACCTATACCTGACCCTATAGCACCCGATTCAGTTAAGCCCCAAGTAATAGGTGTAATATCAGACCCAGTAAATTCAAGATCAAAATCTTTTTTTCCACTTTGCCCTGAAGATCCAGCACAACTAACAACAATACAAAACCAACCTTGCACTTTGCTTCCAGAAAATTTAGGTGTGTATGTGGGACTAAAAAATGTTGTTTTAGTAGCATCACTATCAAGTGATTGATCAGATCCTAAAGAAACTTGTGTGATGTTTCTAACAGTCAACCCAGATGATGCCATTGAAACATTACTACCTAGCGTAATCGTAGGATTATTTTGATTAACCGTGATCTGACCATCTGAGGCGATACTAAGTGCAGTATTACTTCCTGTTAAATCCTTTAAATTTGAAACTTGTAAATCTGAAGGGATGTTGCCTCCTTTTTATGGCTTTGGGTATTTTTCTTTTACCAATTTTCGCTTTGCTTGTAATGCTGTTAAATCATCATCTAAAATTGCGTGAATACATTCTTGTATATCTGGGTATTCTGCTAATCGATCACGTTGGTATTGCAATTTTTTATCTGCTTCAACTAACTCATCATACTTAGCTTGTATTTGTTCTTTTGTGATATTATTAGGGTTGTCATCATACCATCGGATCGCATCAATATTATTAACTGCAACATTTGCGTTTGGATCTAATGCTAAAATTGCTTGTATTAAGTCAATCATGCTTTTATCTCCATTACAGTAATGTGAGACATAGTAGAAGCATTATATGCGTTATTACCATCACTATTACTTCGCCCAATATACCCATAATTAGAACTTCCATGGTGTTCAAATTGCGCTCCTGCTTTGTAAAAATGCGTTCCAGCCCCAGGGCTATCTAAAAACATCGTATTCATGTTATATTGAGCGTTGTTACCACGCTTATCCGCAATAAAACTAGCTGAATTTTGACTTCCTACTCCTGACAGATCAGTTCCAACGCCTAACGGCGTACATGATCCTACTGCTGTATCAACCGCAGTCCCTCTAAATATAGCCCCTTGAAAAGTATAACCATCTTGGTTATGAGTAAGATTCAATGATAAAAATACTAAAACTTTGTTTGATCCAGTTGTCGTAATTTCAACTTGTAAAACTCCACTTCCTCCTTGGCCCGGAATTAATGTAAAAGAATTTTGTGAAGCACTTCCTGATATTTGTTCCTTATCAGTTTTAATTGTTTGTAAAACTTGCAAAGTATGACCAGCAGGAAAAATTGTGTTCGTACCTAAAGTAAGGGATGGATTAGTTTCAGTAAAAGAAACCCTGCCAGTAGAATCAGCAATACTAATTCCAGCAGTTCCGTCTTTTGCTTTTACACTCGATACTTTTATTTCTGAAGCCATTATGCCTCACATTTAAGTGCTTTAAGTTCATCAGTAGTTTTACAAGAATCTACACTTTTAGTTATATCTCGTAACCTTTGTTTTTCTGCAACGATTGCCTTTGTATCAGATCCAGATTCTTGTGCTTGCATAAATTTAATATCTTCTGCTTCTAGTAAAGGCTTTCTTTCAATTCTGAGACGTTGCTTAGTAATCTCTTTTGCTTTATCTAGGTTGATAGTAATCATGCACCTACTCCATCAGTAAGTTCTGCTTCATCAACTTCCCAAGCATTCCTAAATGTACGATCAGTCGGTATTACTGAGTCTTCCACAATCTTATATTTCAGTCCAGTTGGTACATCTTTCTGAGCAAGTTCTTCCATTCTGTTTGCCCATTCTTTTGCAGGATTAATGACAGCAACTGTATTTTCTAGTGTCTTATATATTATTCTCATATTTAATCTCCAAATATAACAACTGAAAGTGAATCTGGATCAGTAGCAGTTTCTGACCAATTGATAACTTTAAGTATTACGCTTCCAACTAATTGATCATAATAAGTAACAGCCCTTGAACTACCACCTGCATCTGCATTCGCTACTACAGCATAATGAACATTAGCCATATTAGAGGAGAAATTAAGCGTAAATATCCCTGTTGGAACATCTGTAACAGATGAAACATTAAAAGAGTCATTAACTGTACCCCCATTACTTATATTGCACCATGCACTTGCAGTATCGAGTGATCTACCAACAACTTTTGATCTAGCATTACTTGTTCCAACTATTCCACTCATATTAGCTCCAATCTTGGTCTATGTAAGTGCAGGTAACATCTGCTTTGTAACCAGAATTTGTACTACCTACATTTAATATTTGTGCTGTACTACTGGCTTGTGCTGACCTTGCTACCTGAGTGTTTGAACTTGGCTCAAACCCGTTAAAACTAAATTTATCATTCCATACAAATGTTGATCGGACTGCTTGATCCCTTAGTGTTAAAATACTTATTTTTTCACCAGAAACCCCTGCTGTTGAATCATATCCAGTTAAATATATTTCAAAATCTTCACCTGAAGTAGCCGCAATAAAATGAAGGGTTATGCTTAAAACTGTATAAATATGATGTTGCACCCCAGTAATAAGGGGTTTTGCTGTATTAGCAACATCTTCAAGGAGGATTGAATGAATTGCTTCTGTTCCTGATCCTGTTGGTACTGCCATGTTAGTATCCTAATGTAAGTGCTTGATGAGTTGAGCTTTGTAAAAATGCTCCTTTTTGTTTAACTTTTTTGTTTGTAGGCATAGTAATATCACCTGTAAACGTGGCCCCAGATAATGAAGCTTTTGCGTTAATCTGCGTCTGCAAAGCACTACCGACACCATCAGTATAATTTAGTTCTGCTGCTGTAGCAGTGAGATCAGTAATATCAGAAACAGTTAATGTTTCTAACCCTGTCGCATCCCCTGCTAGGTTTGCTAAATCTCTGGATCTACTCATTTCCCTCCGTCTGGGATGCGTGTTTTGTGTTCATTTATTATTGTGGTTTAGTGGGCCAAGTTACCCCTGTTAAATTTCCGGTTTCATCTAAGGTTGGTGATGCAGTTGAAGGTAGATCCCGCAAGGCTTGTCTGTAATCTTTAAGTGCAGTTGCATCACTTCCTGTTTCTAGTGCTTTAGTTATTTCCCAATCGGTTTCTGATAGTTTTCTATTCCGTTGAGACCTAAGTACATTCATACTTTCTTCAGCAGTAAATCCATCAAATACCCACTCTGATCCGTTCCACGAATGTGCAGAAGTAGGACGTTGTGGAACTTGAATAGAATTTTCGGGTTGAACAGAACCTATGATGTAGTCTGTGTTATTTTTTATCCAATACATATTACCAATCCATTCTAATAAATTTGACCCAATTTAAATTACGATTTGCCCCATTTGTTATTCTAAGTGTACCTGATGACGGAATACTTGGTGTGACAAGTCCAGTTGCACTATATACTTCGGTGACAGTATTATTGGTGTTAATTCTATATACTTCAAAAGCATTAGCGGCTGAATCTACTAAATATATTTGAGCTATTACGCAATATTCTTGACCACTTGTATAAGAAAAATCTTGACTAGAACTTGCACCAATTAAAGGACTTCCTGCACTTATTGTTTCAATAATTCCAAAATCGGATCTTGTTGGAAATGTGACAGAAGTCCCAATAGTCCCTGCACTTATTGTCCCAGCATTAGTAATTCCACCAGTAGTAGTTAAACCTCCTGCAATAGTAACATTATCAGACGTATCTAAAGTAATCGTTGAACCACCGTCACTTGCCTTAATCACATTAGACGAAAGCGTTAAATTTGGGACAGTAACATCACCACTAAATGCCCCACCCGTTGCTTTTACTGCATCAGCTAATGCAAAACTTCTGAAAACTTTAATCTCAACAATATCGTTTTCAACTGCAGCACTAACCAAAGAAACTTGTGTGGAACTGACTGTGTAATCGGTGGTTTCTTTAAGTAGAACACCATTCAAGTAAACATGTGTTTCGTCACCACCCTCAATCACTACTGTAAAATTAGTCTGACCACCTGAACCAACAGTAGTGGTGTAAGAAGTGATCTGAGAATTGGATGTGGATTGTTTCCCGATAAATGGCATTATGTTATCTCCATGAAACTAAACACAACATCAAGGTTGGCATTATCTGCATAGATCTTTAAAACATCGGTGGTTGCCAAGACATATTTCTGACCTGACATGATCTCCAGGGATGTTTCTTCTTCGATTGATACATCTTTGATGATATGAGCATCAGCATTGGTGGCACCGGCACCACTGACAGTCGTATCAGAACTGACCACCACTGTTGCCTTGATGCTGCTGCTGTGCTTATTAGAAACCAATAATGCCAGCACAATCGATGTGGTGCTTGCCGGGGTGGTGTATAGACTTGTTGGGCTACTGGAATCTGTTGCTACCCCGGATTTTGTGACTAGTCTGAAAGTGTTTGCCATATCAACCTAAAGCCAAAGCTAATGCCACCACTGTGTCCTCAGAGACTCCTGAAGATGTGATTGTTGTATTCGTTACTGATGTCAATCTTCCCTTTGCATCTACTGCAAGAACTGGAACCTGGGTTGCCGAACCATAGGTTGCTGCAGTCACCCCGGAATTTGCCAATGTTGCTGAAATTGCTGTTGTCCCGGACCCCGTGACATCCCCGGATACTGTGATGGTTTGGTTCCCGGTGATGTATGTTGATGTGTCAACATCATAAGTTTCAGATCCAGTTCGTTTCAGGAACCCGGTATCAGAATCTGGGATGTCAGTATGCATGAATGCACCGGCTGCATTAACATTCGTTGCATCAGTGACATCAGCACTTGCTTCAACAGCATTTAATTTTGAAAGTAAGGTGTCTGTGAATGCATTGGTATCACTTTCACCTTCATAAAGGCTTTTTATCTCAGCACCGGTCTGGTCTGCAGTTGCACTTGTTTCTATTCCATTTAATTTTGAAAGTAATGCATCAGTGAAAGCATTAGTGTCGGATTCAGCTTCATATAAAGATTTAATTTCGGCACCAGTCTGATCTGCTTTTGCGTTTGCTTCTATTGCATCCAGTTTTGTTTTGTCACTGGATGACATCCTGCCAGCAGCAGAACTGGATGCATCTGCAAGTGCAGTATCAATTGCAGTGATTGCAGTATTTAGTGTTGTTCCCCAGGTTCCCCGTGAAGATTCTGAACCAGGATCTGGAAGAGTCAGTGAAAGGTTTGTCGTGGTCGGCATCA